ATAATAGAAATTATTAGAAATTATTAGTTAAATTAACTACTATTTATGCGAGTTTTTAATAAAAATACTTGCTTTTTAATTAATTTCGTAATAAAAGCTAATTTTTAATGTGATTTTCTATTAATTATCATTATATATAAAGACTTAATAATTTTTTTCGGTTATAAAAAAGGGCTATGGAGACAGAAAATATTAATGAAGTTGGAAGACCACCGTATATTAAAACAGATGAAGATAGGAAATTGGTTGAAGCATTAGCTATTGCTGGAGTTACACAAACTTTAATAGCTCAAATTGTAAAGATAAGCGAACCGACTTTAAGAAAGAATTATAGAAAAGAATTAGATACTAGCAAAGCTAGGGCAAATGCTATAATATCTCAAGCATTATTTAAAAAGGCAAAAGATGGTAATGTTGTTGCTCAAATATTTTGGTTAAAAACACAAGCAGGTTGGAAAGAAAGAAATGCACTTGAACTTACAGGAAAAGACGGAGACAAGTTATTTAGTGAAGAACGACAACTTATTGAAATCAGAAGAATATTTGAAGAAATTGACTTCTCTAAACCAAAAAATATTACTGAAGCACCTATCATGGTACAAGATAGCAAGACCGAAACAAGTAACACCAAAGGGTGATTGGAATGTTTGGTTAATATTAGCTGGAAGAGGTTGGGGAAAAACTAGAACAGGAGCGCAGGATATAGCTTTCTATGGATTAACAAGACCTAATTCAAGGATAGCTATTGTAACTCCAACATTTGGAGATGGCAGAGATACCTGTATGGAGGGAGTTTCAGGTTTATTAAGTTGTCTAGATCATGATTCAATTTTAAATTGGAATAGAAGTATTGGAGAATTAACTTTAAAAAATGGAACTATATATAAAACATTTTCATCTGAGCAACCTGATAGATTAAGAGGTCCTCAATTTCATAGAGCATGGTGTGATGAGTTAGGAAGTTGGAAAAACCCTGAAGCATGGGATCAGTTAATGTTTGGATTAAGATTAGGAGAGAAACCACAAGTAATAATAACAACTACTCCTAAACCAACTCAATTAATAAAAGAATTATTTAATAATAAAGATTCTCTCGTAACGAGAGGTAGCACTTTTGAAAACAAGGATAACCTTGCAGAGTCCGCAGTTAAAACACTTAAAGAAAAATATGAAGGAACTAGGCTGGGCAGACAAGAGTTATTTGCTGAAATTTTAGAAGATGTGGAGGGAGCTTTATGGAATCGTAATATGATACATAAGGCTCTCATAAGAAATACAGATGATTTACCTAATTACAATAGAACGGTTGTTGCAATTGACCCAGCAGTAACCCATAATAAAAATTCAAACGAAACAGGAATTGTTATTTGTGCTAGAGGATCAGATGATAAATTTTATATCCTTGATGATGTAAGTGGTAAGTACAGTCCTGATTCATGGGCAAAGATAGCAGTAGAAAATTATTACAAATATGAAGCTGATAAAATTATAGCTGAAGTAAATAATGGTGGAGATTTAGTTGAAAAAGTGATAAGGACTATTGATAGAAATATTAGTTATGGAAGTGTGAGAGCTACTAAAGGTAAGTATTTAAGAGCAGAACCAATATCGGCTTTATACGAACAAAATAGAGTTAAACATTTAAAGCCATTTCAATTTTTAGAAGATCAAATGGCAAACTATAATCCAACAACCTTTGATGGATCGCCTGATAGGTTAGATGCATTGGTTTGGGGATTAACAGAATTATCAGCTCGTACTGGTAAAGTAATTTGGAGAATTACATAATGGCAACAATTTACGATAATATAAAAAACATATTTAAAACAAAAGAAAAGAAACAAACAAAAGAAGCACCAATAGTTTATTATAGCTCATTGGGATATGATACAAGTCCGAAAATATCTTATCAAGATTTAGCAACTGATGGTTATCAACAAAACGCAATCGTTTATAGATGTATAAATGAAATAGCGAATAACGCATCAAGAGTTAAAATTATGTTATTCAGAGGAGAGCAAGAAGTTGATAATCATGCTTTATTGGATTTATTATACAATCCAAGTCCTACCCAATCGCAAGTAGAATTTTTTCAAAGTTTATTTACTTATTTATTAATATCAGGAAATAATTATACATTATCAATAGGAGGAGATAGACAACCACCAACTGAACTTTATAATTTAAGACCTGATAGATTAAGAATTAGAACTGGTAAGAGAGCTATGCCATTAGCTTATGATTATTTAATATCAGGTCAAGTTGTTGATAGTTATGAAGTAGATCAAGCAACAGGAAATTCAAAAATAAAACATTTTAAATTATTTAATCCGTTAGATGATTATTATGGTATGAGTCCTATTCAAGCTAGTTCAGTAGATATAGATCAACATAATTTAGCAAATAAACATAATGTAAATTTATTACAAAATGGAGCAAGACCTAGTGGTGCTGTTATCTTTAAACCAAAAGATGAAACAGGAGGTAATGTTCAATTATCAGATGTTCAAAGAAATCAATTAATGAACGATGTTAATACAAGGTTTTCAGGAACAGGTAATGCTGGTAAGCCAATGTTATTAGAAGGAGATTTTGATTGGAAAGAAATGGGTTTAAGTCCAAAGGATATGGATTTCATACAATTAAAAAATATGTCAGCAAAAGATATTGCTTTAGTTTATGGAGTACCAAGTCAATTAATTGGAATACCTGATGCACAAACTTATTCAAACTTTGCAGAGGCTAAATTAGCTTTATACAATGAAACAATAATTCCTTTACTAGATAGAATACAAGGAGATTTAAACGAGTGGTTAGTTCCTCAATTTAATGAACAAGGTTTAGAATTAAGATACGATATTGATTCTATTCCAGCTATGGCAGAACAAAGACGAAGAGTATTTGAATCTGTTACAACAGGTGTTAAAGATGGAATACTAACTCGTAATGAAGCTAGAGAACAATTAGGATATGAACCTTTAGAGGGTGGAGATCAATTATTAGTTCCAGCAAACTTAATGCCTTTGAATCTAGCAAACGAATCAGCTCCTGATGATAGAGGAGAAGATATTCCTGAAGAAGAAATATCAATAGATTTACTAAACGAACCTGAAGATTTGGAAGATGTAGGCGAATTAAAAAAGGCTACACCTTTTAAAGATTATTCTTTAACAGACCAAAGTACTGAGTGGGATGGTGCTAAAGCAAGAAAAGAAATGGAAGAGTATGCAGGTGGAAAAGATTGGGATAAAACAAAATATGCTCAAGGATTTATGTGGGTTAATGGAAATGGAGATAATTTAGGAGATTATAAACTTCCTTTCACTTATGTTAGAAATGGAAAGTTAGTAGCAGTTCCTAAAGCTATATTTTCTATTGCCTCATCAATAGCAGGAGCAAGAAGTAAAATGAAATTAACTGAGAGTCAGATTAAAACTATTGAAACTCATTTAAGAAAATATTATGCAAAATTAGATATGGAACCACCTTTTGATAAAAAGGAATATAATCAAGGTTACAATGAATTAAATGGAAAGGAATATGGTCAAGGAATCTAGATTATTTATAGAAGAAAATAAACAAACAAAAGAATTTCAAGTAGTAGTGGTGGTCGGTAAATTTCGTAGTAAACAAGAAGCGGCACATCATGCATCTTATATAGCTATGACGAAAAGTATTGATTTTAGTCCAGGTCAATTAATGGATAATTTATGTGAGCTTGAAGATTGGGTTTATGGAGAAAAAAAACCAACATTACATTAAATTATTAATTTTTTTAATGATAATGTTAAATAGTTGTAGTCATCATAATTTAGATTTTGATCCTACAGCTACAATATTAAAATTAATTATAAAAGAGGAGAAAAAAAAATGATAGTAAATTTATTAACAGGACATTATACAGCGGCAGTAACATCAAGCTCAGCTACAAGTGGAGCAATTACTTCGCCAAATAATATAGTTTTAATAACTTGTTCAATAGCAACATATTTAAGTATTAATGCGGCATCAGGAACAGATGCTACATCAAGTGATAAAATGCTAATAGCTAATACAAATTATTTCATAACTGTACCAAGTGGTTTTTACTTTTCACATTTAAGAGTGGGAGGTTCTAATGGAGTTATATCAATTATGCCAGTCACTATGGGTAGTACGAAAACATAATGTTTTTTAATAGTCGTCAATTCAATCTATTTAAAGATGTCAAGGAAAGAACTTGGTATAGACAAGATAGGTTACGAACACCATATAGACGACAATGGTTTAATG